CACTTTGGTGTGTCCCCCATGTTAGGGGAGCAACTACCAGATGAATTTAACGAAGATTATTCAGACACTCCTGTTCTTATAGATACGAGAGAGCAAAAGCCGCTTCATTTTAATAATTCTGAGTTCCTTAAATTGGATGTGGGAGATTACGCTGTTGGAGGAGATTTATATGACTATACATTCGTGGATAGGAAATCATACCAGGACTTCTGTGCTACTGTAACAAATGGTTATAATAGATTTGCAAAAGAGCTAGAAAGGTGCAGATCGTTGGGGTGCTTCTTATTTATAGTAGTAGAAACAGCCTTTGACGACATGTGGGGAGAAAACCACAGGGGCTATAAAAGATTCAACTTAAATTATGTGTTTCATAGAATGCGCGAAATACAGACCGAGTATACGGATTGCTCGCAATTTGTATTTAGCGGGTCGAGAGAGAAGAGTGAAGAGATTGTTCCTAAAATTCTTGTTTTAGGCAAACAGTTATGGGAAGTGGACGTTCAATATTTCTGGAATAAACAACTTAAAAAAGATGGCTTGGCAAGAAGGAAAACAAAAACTCGAAAGAGAGTTCAAGGATATAAACCAGTTAATTCTAGGAAAAGAGGGATATTTAGAGGAAACTGAAGCAAAAATTTTGCTTTATAAATTTCTGAAGGAAAACCCTTCCTTTGCCTGTGAATTGTTTACTGGTGTCAAGCTATTCCCTTTTCAGCACATGGCTATTAAGGCTATGATGGACTCTGATTACTTTTTGGGAATATGGAGTCGGGGAATGTCTAAAAGCTTCTCTACGGGCATTTTCGCGCTGCTAGACGCTATTTTGAATCAGGGTGTCCAGATAGGTATCTTGTCCAAGTCTTTCAGGCAGTCTAAGATGATCTTCAAAAAGATAGAAGATATCTCCAGAAGCCCCAAGGCTACCTTTTTTGCTCAATGTATAACTAGGGTTTCTAGAATGAATGATGAGTGGGTCATGGAAATTGGTCGGAGCAGTATCCGTGCTCTTCCTCTCGGGGATGGTGAAAAACTTAGGGGTTTCCGTTTCCAACGCATAATTATTGACGAGTTGCTTTTGATGCCTGAAAAGATTTATAACGAGGTTATTATTCCCTTCTTGTCTGTGGTGGAGAACCCCACTGAGCGCCAAGAGATTTATGATTTGGAAACCCAACTGATCGAAAAGGGTAAAATGAGAGAAGAGGAGAGAAAGACTTGGAAGGGCAACAAAATTATTGGTTTGTCTTCTGCTTCTTACAAATTCGAATACCTTTACAAGATATACCAACAATACGAGGCTTTGATTCTCAACGAGAACAAGCAGGACGGGGCGCATCGAACTATTATGCACTTTAGTTACGATTGTGCGCCAGAACAACTCTATGATCAAAATCTGATTAGCCAATCTAAGGCTACAATGAGCGATGCCCAATTTGAGAGGGAATTCGGAGCCATATTCACAGATGACAGTTCTGGTTACTTTAAGGTTAGTAAAATGGCGGCTTGCACTATCCCAGATGGAGATGGTCAATGTGTGGAGGTAGTTGGCAATCCGAAAGATGAATATATTTTAGCCTTTGACCCTTCATGGTCCGAAAGTGAAAGTTCTGACGATTTCGCAATGTTGCTTATTAAGCTTAACAGAGATACGAGGAAGGGAACCGTGGTTCATGGTTATGCTTTATCTGGAGCTAATCTAAAAACCCATATGAAATACCTAGCCTTTGTTCTAACTCACTTTAATGTAGTCTCAATTGTGGGGGACTATAACGGGGGGGTTCAATTTATAAATTCCTGCAATGAGAGCGATATATTTAAGAAAATAAACATTAAACTAGGTGTTATTGACGCAGATTTAGATAAAGCTCAAGATTATGAGAAAAACCTTCGCAAGACAAAACACCAATACAACCTTAGCGAAAAAAACATTGTCTTTTTAAGAAAACCAACGGCTCCGTGGATTAGAATCGCCAATGAATCCCTGCAAGCCGCTTTCGACCACAAAAAGATATTTTTCGCAGGGGCCGCGATGGATGATGATTATCACGCCCAGAGAAAGGCTAGAGTCCCTATTAAGGATTTAAAATTCCTTCGGAACGATCCTAATGACAAGGGAGCAGCGGGAGCGCGAATGATTGATTTTGTGGAACACCAAAAAGATATGATGGATTTAATCAAGGTCCAATGTGCTCTTATACAAATTACGACTTCTCTGCAAGGAACTCAGAGCTTCGATCTCCCTCTAAACCTAAGAAAACAAAAAGGTGCGGACAAGGCACGGAAAGATTCCTATTCTGCCCTAGTTTTAGGTAATTGGGCCATGAATGTTTTCTATGACATGGAGTCTGATGATGTGGGCAACATACAAACCACCTTTACTCCAATGTTCATTTCTTAACTTTAAAAAGTTGAAAGTTAACTTTGGGGTGTAATATGGAATACATTCCATGGCTAAAAGAAAATATACCAAACGCTCAGAATATTGGAAACAATTTGACGCTGGTGAGCACCCCTCCCTTCCTCCCGATGAAGAGATAACGCCCGAACTTTTGGGAGAGCCCTTCTATACTTCGACTGCCTCCTATGAATATATTTCTAAGGCGCGGCGGCAAGCTGTGACTGATCAAGCTTTTAAGGGTTCCCGCACTAACAGGGTAGCTTTTAATAATCCCAAAGACAGGTTTTCTAGCATCCGTGTAGGACTGCTTCCATATGAGTATGCCTCTGATGGGGTTACAGCTAGAGACGGTATTGAGTTGTGTCAAAAAGCTTACGCAAATGTGGCAGTTTTTAGAAATGCCATAGACATAATGTCGGAGTTCACTAATACCGATATCTATTTAGAGGGGGGGAGCCGAAAAAGCAGAGAATTTTTCTACGAGTGGTTTAAAAGGGTTAATATTATTAACCTAAAAGACCAGTATTTTCGCGAATATTACAGGAGTGGCAATATCTTCCTTTATAGGATAGATGGAAAATTCAAAACTGAAGACTATGCAAAATTAATAAACCAAGTGGGGTCAATAAATGCTTCTACAAATAAAATCCCTCTTCGCTATATTTTGCTCAACCCTTTTGACGTAGTGGCCAGAAGAGCTACGACTTTTACTTATGGTGGGGTTTACCAAAAAGTTTTATCCGAATATGAAATAGCTCGTCTAGCCAGTCCCCAAACAGATGAAGATTTGGCTATTTTCCAAGGATTGGACCCCGAGATTCAAGGGAGGATACGGGACGGTTCTTATTCTGGGATGGGTATCCACATGGATTTAGATCCCAAGAGACTTTCTTATTCTTTTTATAAGAAGCAGGATTATGAGCCTTTTGCCATTCCGTTTGGATTTCCTGTTTTGGAAGATATCAACGCGAAGATGGAATTAAAGAAAATGGATCAAGCTATTACCCGCACGGTAGAAAATGTTATTTTGCTTATAACGATGGGCGCTGATCCAGATAAAGGAGGCATTAACCCCAATAATATGGCGGCGATGCAGAACCTTTTCAAAAATGAAAGTGTAGGGCGTGTATTGGTGTCAGATTATACCACCAAGGCAGAATTTATTTTACCTGAACTTAATTTAGTTTTGGGGCCAGAAAAATACCAAATACTTAATGATGATATTAAACAAGGTCTCCAAAACATTGTAGTGGGGGAAGAGAAGTTTAATTCTACTCAGGTAAAGGCTCAAATCTTTATTGATCGTTTACAAGAGTCTCGTTATGGGTTTTTAAATGATTTTCTCAATCGTGAAATCAAAAGAATAGCCAAAGATCTTGGTTTTCGGTCATGGCCCGAGGCCAAGATGAAAGATATCGATATGAGGGATGAGGTTCAGCTTATGAGGGCTTCCACTAGACTTATGGAGTTAGGAATCATTACTCCGAAACAGGGCATGGAGATGTTCCATAATGGTAGATTTCCTGAACCAGACAAGCTTGCTGAAGCTCAGAAAGATTTCTTAGAAGAGCGCGAGGAAGGTTACTATAACCCTATAGTTGGAGGCGTTCCTGTAATTGCTCCTGCTGGTG